TGCATGAATCAGCGTGGTTACTCCTTCTGGTGGGGTTACGTTTAGCAGTAGGTATGCTTGTAGTTTGTTCCAATCTTCGTGTGCTGTAATCGCAGCGCATAGTAGTTTTACTTTTTCTGTGGTCATTGTTGCATTGGTGTTATGTTAGTTTCCATCTCAACCTCTTCGGTTACTTCTGGAGTCTCAACCTCTTCGGTTTCCTCGCCTTGCATAGTTGCCATCTTTGCCTTTTCCTTTTGGATTTCTTGACGGGCCTTTGCTTTCTGTAGGGCGAGTTGTGTAATACCTTGCTCCTTGCGTTGCTCTGTGCGTTGAGCGTGACTGATAGCAGCCTTGCCAACGGAGATGTCCGCAAGTTTCTTCTTGGTGTCGATCTCGATACCAGATTTGGCAGCGAGGTACTGGAGCTTGAGTTCTTCTTCCGAAGATTGTTTTCCTTGTTGGGCTTGTGCCATCTCTTGGTATACGCCAGCAATTTCGTCTGCTGCACCTTGAGCCTGTTGCATCCCTTGCATGAATTGCTTGAGGAAATCTTGTTTGGATGGGTCTTTTTGAATGAATCCAACGTGAGCCATGATGTGACCACCTTTGAATTGGATAGAACGCACCGCTTTAGCTAGTTCAGTAAGCTCTGGTTGACCAGCTTGGATCATCTGCATATTCGTTTGAATCTGCATCATCATATCCTGCAAGTGACCAGTAACGTGTTCGATATGTGGATCAGTTGGTAGTACTGGGAAGTTAGCTGGGTTAACGAATACGTCCGTCATTCCAGCGTTCTCAAACCCAATGATTCGCATTGTATCGTCAATCTTACTTGGCTTAGTGTTACGATATCTAGCTACGTTGTCGCGCCCAGAGAGTGCGGCAATAGCATCCTTAACAGCGTTCTCTTGACCTTCGTTTGCTGGTGTGATAGCTGTGATCTGCAATAGCTTCTCAGCGGTGATGAGCTTGAAGCTAGGGCTACCAGCACCATTGATAAGGTTGGAACGGATACTCGTGATGTTCTTCCAAGAGGCAGCTTCTTTGGGTGTTCCCAGTTCTTCAAGGATTTCGTAGAACTTCTTAACGTATTCATACCCATCGTCACTGGACTTACAGTTTACAAATCTCTTGTAGAGTTGTTTGAAGTACAATGTTTGGCACTCGTTGAATCGACGAATCTGAGTTCCAGATAGTTTAGCTGATTCAGCGGCATCTAGTTCTGCCTCGCCTTTGGTTCGTTGTTTGCCTCCAGCAGTAGGAGCGTTGATACGGTACTGACCCATCCCACGATAGAGATCACCCATAAAGAACTGCATGAATCCCATGCTCTCTGCTACTGGGAGTTGGAAGCGGTTCTGGATGAACTTCGCTCCATCTGGCATCACAGAGATTGGTAGCCACTCCATCTGTTTAAGCATCTTGGTAGAGTCTGGCCCTTGGCCTTCGATCATCAGCATTGAGTTAAGTCGAACAGCATCAACCAATCCGTTCATTGTGAAGTCATACTGCCGGCAAGCAACGAACGCCGATTCCGCTTGGCTCTTAATGTCTTGGAATAGACCAGAACCAACAGAATCAGTAAGCATATAAAGAATCTCATCCCATGAGTTATATGCACCGATCTTCAGCATCATAAATCCATGCTCACTACGAACATCGTCTTCGCTCAGTTTACCAGACCCCTTGACATTGGAGTTGATATACTGCGCGATAGGTTGGTAGTCCTGTAAGATGATTGCTTTCGAGATCGTGCCATCGAACTCTCTCCAGTATACTTCATAGAGATCAATCTTCTGGTTTACCGAAAGACTCCAGTTGAATCCAGACTCGCTGATTGTACGGAAAAAGTCTTCGCGTGTTTTACGATGGTTACTGAAGGCGCGATGGAATCGGATAGCATCAATAGCTGCATCCACGTTCCAGCCCATTGCTTCAGCGGCTTTGCGGTTCTCAATCTTTTTGTACAACTCGTAAGGAGTTAGGCGGACACGGCGCACAAATTCCTCAAGGTTACAAAAGTCGATACGAATATCATCTGGGAAAAGGAGGTCAGAAAGGAAAACGTGTTCTGGCATCCATCCCATAGGGCTATCCCACATTCCAATACCTTTTCCATACAGAAGCATTTCTTCTAGGTCTTGTTCTGCGTTGTATAGGTAGCCGGGCCATTCACGCACCGCTTGGTCGAATGCAGTAGTGATATTTTCTGTATGAACAAGGCGTTCCTTTTCATTACCGAACTTAGTAACAATTGTGCAGCAAGCCTGACGTTCCGTAATGACATCGTAGTAACTAGCCTTTTGGTTATCTACGATAAATCCTAGTTGTCCGTAGTTAACGTCAGATTGCCAAGGTAGTTTCTTTTCAGCAATCTTGCTATACCCTGTAGGCGGGAACATCTTGTATGCTTTATAAATTCGGATGCGTTTGTTCTCGCGCCCGATGTTTGCTTGCCTCAAATGGTTAGCGATATTCCAAGCGTGATTTGCGTTGGAAATTCGCGTTGCTGGCGGCTTACCATTTTCGTCGATAGTTGCAAGTGAGAAGTTGTCGTTTCCTATTGAGAGCATAATATTTTATCGTTTACGATAACGAGTTAAGCGCATTCCTGCGTCGATTGCAAGAAGAACATCCCCTTGCTTTGTGTTCTAGTTTAGTACCAAGAACCTTGTCTGTTACCGCTGCTACAGTGTGGATTGCTTGCGCGATTCTGTCTCCAATCCCATCAGCATACCAGCAACGATCACTTGGCTGGCGTTGGCAGATTTGATCTTCGACAAGTTGCTCAAGGTTTTCTGGAATTTCAATTCCATTTGATCGACAATCTTTTTGGATGTTTGAAATTAGACTGCTCCATGTACTTCCATAGACTACCGCTGGAAAGGTGAGTTTATCACGTTTGATCTCGTATTTGTAGTACCACCCACCGACTGGAGCTAGGTTTCTATTTTTGAGTTTCATCTTGCCTTTAGTTGGAAAATATATTTTATTATTGATATGTCAAGAATTTTTTCTGGAAACAAAGGTATTCAAAAGTACGGTATCAAATTCCCTGAGAACATGGACGAGCTAGGTATAGAGCTATACTGCTACGCTATTAGCAAGGGTGAATACGGAAGAGATTACTGCAACAAGCACAATATAAATCTTTCAGATTTTAAACTGCTCACTCCATACGAACATTTCTTGAATGCCGTCAAACTCCAATGGCCCACTGAAGTTTCTATTACCAATCGAGGTTATACCAACACTCAGTTGTTGAGAACTCTGGAAGAACTCTGCAATAATGATGACATCTGTTTAGCTGGCGCGGCCTCGATGGGAAAATCGTTTCCAGTTGGTCTTTGGGTCTACCTTGACTGGTGTTCTGCTCCTCATTGTACTTCATCTTGGGTTGCTACCACTACTCTTGGTGCGTCCGAAGATCGTATCTGGGGTATTATTTCTAAGTTGTGGAAGTCCGCTGCTGTCCAGTTTGGTAAACTCATTGACTATCGCCACATGATCGTTTGGGGTGGTGGGTCGAACGATGAGGATAAGGACTATCGCAATGCTATCAAAGCTCTGGCATTTCAATCTGGTAATGAAGGTCAGAAGGCAATTGATACTACCCGTGGTCGTAAGAATGATCGGATTAGACTAGCCCTTGATGAGTTGCCCGAAATGGAACTGGGTGCGATTACTGCCCGTGTAAACTTATCTGCTAACAATGATGTGGTTTTTATTGGTATTGGAAACCCATCTGCTGGTGACAATCCTCATACCCGCTGGGCCATGCCTAAAGGTGCTTCTAACTTTGATGCTGTCAGTCCAGAGATGGATAAGTGGGAGACGGAGACTGGCGTTTGCTTGTTTTACAATGGTATGCGGAGTCCTAACTTTGCTGCACCAGAGAATGAACCATCCCCATTTCCATTTTTGATGGATCGAAAGAAACAACAGATCATGCTCAAGCAGTGTTATGGAGACGAGAATGCTATTGACTATGTTCGTAATGCTATTGGCTGGTGGCCTAAATCTGGGTTCGCGCAGACCATTCTTACCGCTGATCTGATTCGTAACGCTGATACTAACGAAGAACCACTCTGGGATTCAGAAGGATTTCATAAGATTGCCGGCTTCGATACTGCTTTTACAGTTGGTGGAGATAGGTGTGTGCTTACTATAGCTAAACTGGGTTACATTCGCGGGACTCGCAATCGTGTTATGTGGTTGGAGAAACAGAAGGTTATTCAGCTATCTGCCCGTGAAGCTGCTGAGTTTGAAGTCGGTCTAGCTAAGGAAGTAGTCGAGCTTTGCCGGGCTTCTGGAGTTCAACCTACCAAATTTGGTATGGACGTGTCTGGTGATGGCGGTCGAGTCGCACAGGCTATCATCCGCGAGTGGTTGAAGTATGATTCTAGTGGTCATTCTATCGCTCTTATTTCATCTATGGGTAAACCTACTGAACGTATGGCAGCAGAGGTTGATAAACGCCCGTGTAAAGATGTTTATGATAGACTTGTTTCGGAATATTGGTACTCAGCCTATCATGGCTTTAAGAGTCGAGTGATCTACGGGGTCGGCGCAGCTTCTGAGTTAGCGCGGGAACTTTGTATTCGTAGATACACGATTAAATCCAAGAAGATTTCTGTAGAGACTAAAGATGACTTTAAAGGACGCACTGGATACTCGCCCGATTTGGCGGATAGCTTTCTCTACTGCCTCGAAATGTCTCGTAGGTTTGGACTGGTTTTTATCGGAAACGATAAAGCTGTTCCAACTAACCGATTCTGGGCTAGAGATGAAAAGCCAACAGATTCATTTTTAGAAGATGATAGCTATTCATCTGATGAGAATGGTGACTGGTGATTGCACATAGCCAGCACATAAGGATATCTTTAATCCAGAATGCCTTGAAGCTCTAGCGTGTTTGCCACTTCCTCTGGAATGACTATACGAATGAACTTACGTCCATCGTGGAAGCCTAGTGTTTCAATTGTCTTGATGTCCGCTTTCTTTACCCAGCATTGATTGAACTGCTGTTGGAAAAGAATCTTAGCTTGGTTCTCATCTTCATGGTAACCCTCGCAGATGATCATTGAAACGAATGTATTATTTGAACTCATATATTAAATATCCTAATTCTCTTGCCCACGCAGGATTGTCGTGGATTCTGGTATGGCAATTTCTGCATACCGCCATAAAAGTTTGTTGTGAAGATAAGTTTTTTCCTCTTTTACTTTTGTGATGTATATCCGTTGCTTGCGCTCCACAGACTTCACAATTTCCT